GTTCATCATACCATCAACTCTAGTTGTTAATTTTTCTAACCCTTCTGCAATGTGTTCTAACAACATAAACTGTTCTTGATCTATGGGTTTTTGAGCTGATGCTTCTAATAAGTCCTGTTCAAATAATTTATTTGCAGTCTCTAATGCATTCAATCTTTCAATTACACCAAATGCAAACCACGCACCAATAACTACAGCTGCGATCAAACCTATTAAGTTCCTTAACGGAAGACCGATATTTGTATTCTCGTTGATTTTTATTGACATGATAAACACTCATCGGAATCAGAATCTAACTCCGCTAATGCTTCTTCTTTGCAATCTTGACTACAGAAAATATCTAGGTCGTCTTTTGGTTGAAATTCTTGTTCACATTTTTTACAATTCTTCATTTTTTTCTCCCTCGTTTACGTTTAGTTGTAAAAGTTTTCCAGATTGTTTCAAACATAATGTCTATTTTCATAAATAGATCATCAATTTTTCCGAAAAAAGTATACATGAATTTGTCAAACATTAGAACAACCAATTTTTTATTTTTTGCCAAAAATTTTTCTTGACAGCAGATCCTAGTTTAACACCACCACAGTTACAATTATCACAAATACATGCGTCACATTTATTACCACTTACATAATAACCTTGACCTACGCAGTGACATCGGTGATTACAAATTTTACAATATTTTTTCATTTGCTTGCTACCTTACCTTTGTTTGGTCCTTCTTTAATAACATATTTTTGTGTACCGTTAGCTCCGGTTTCAACTTCTTTTTTTAAATTTTTAAACAAATTCATTTGCTTTTCTTTTTGTTCTTTATTTTTTAAAAACGTTTCAATTGTTTTTGTATCTCTCATTACTCCTCCTTTGGTTCTATTTCATAGAACATTTTATCAGAATCTTCTGTAACCCAGTCCGAAGTTTCGACATCCCAGACAGTGTTTTGTACTTTATAGTCAGGCCAGCTGTTATCAGTAGTGTATGAATTAACATGCCACAGAATGCGATTATTAGGCTGAGCTGCATAATTCCCGTTATCAAGAGCCAATATATGTGCACACTTATGCTCTTGAGGTATTTCAGAATGTTCTGTATTGAGTATATTAGTCTCTGGATGTGCCCAGTCAACCGTAAAAAGATATTGTCCATGATAGAATTTTTTATCTTTTCCTAGATATTTGCCGTCTATACCAGCCAACCAATCAAAGCAATGCACACTAGGCCAATAACTAAAACAATTCCACAGTTGGAGTTGGTCCGTCTGCATATCCGGCACATCGGCTCGGTCAAACTGTTTTTGGAAAAACGCTGAGATAGGCAAACGCCAATAGCACGCACCATTGGGTAACATGATATTAAATAAGAGTGCGCGACCTGAAATAGAGACAAGACCAAAGATAACGCAGTCACTAGACTCTCCCTGATGTTCTTTAAGATCATAAAGATACTCCTTCCTTATCTTGCAATAAATTGGAGGAATGTTCGCGTTTAAATATGCCATAATATTTACCCATGTATTTCACCCCAAGTATTGCCATATTCATAATCAACTTTATTTGGGATTGCTAGTTTAACAGCATTTTCCATAATCTCAACGATCTTTTTAGCTTGTTCTTCTGACTCTACAGAAATATCTAATTCATCATGTATTTGTATGTGCGGTATAATACCTTCATTATATAAATCTAACATTGCTTTCTTAGTCATATCAGCTGCAGATCCTTGAATTAACTTATTCAATGCTTTATAAGTAAAAGCTCTTTTTATTCGACCTCTTCCATAAGTTCTTTCTGCTTCTTCTAAAGTCATTGGAGTATGCATACCAAAAGTATTTGGTTCCCATTTATTAAATCTACATCTTCTACCAAGTAAAGTTCCTATTGATCCAGACAGTTGAGCATGTTGTGAAGTTCTATTCATTAACTCTCTAACAAAAGGTACATTCTCATGATACTGATTAAATAAATTTTCTGCTTCTGCTTTAGTAGATAGACCTAACTCTGCTTGTAGTTTTGCTTTACCCATTCCATAAAACAAACCTAGATTAATTGTTTTGGCTTGTGATCTAGATATTCCTGCCATGTCTGCAACAGTTTGGTGGAAGTCTACAGAATCACTTTTAAATTTTTCTACAATGTTTGAAACAGAATCGTCATACATAATTGGATCTGTTGTTGCTGCATAGTGTACAACTAATCTTGGCTCTTGTTGTGAGTAGTCAAAACAACCCCAAGTATGATTCTCTTCTGGTAAAAATAAAGATCTTATCTTTGGTCCTAAATCTTTATTTCTTGCAGGAATCTGTTGTAAGTTTGGATTAGAATAGGAAAATCTCCCGGTCACTGTTCCACCTTGATCAGATCGTATTGGATTAATATCCGCATGAATTCTACCTCTATGCTCATGTTTTAATATTGTATCTATAAAGGTTGTGTGAGCTTTATTTATTTCTCTTGCCTTAGCTATTTTTTTAACTAAAGGATGTTTATGTTCTGATAAAAAATTTTTAGTAAAGGAGGGTGCCTGTGACTTCAAAGTTCTTTCGTAGTGTAAACCGAGTTTGTCAAAAACTTTCGCAATGCTTCTTGCTGCCCATATCTGTGTGTCGATACCTGTTTCTCGTTTTACTTCTAATAATAACGCTTCTTCTTCTGTCACCATTGACTGTTTTAATCGGTGTGCTGCTTGTACATCTACTCTTACTCCTTTAAATTTCATATCAATTAAACAAGGAAAGAGCTGTGTTTCTAAATCAAATATCTCTGATAAATTTTGTTTGTGTATTTCACGTGAAAGAACTTTAAACAATTCAAGTGTTAGTTCCGCATCTTTTTCTGCATAAGCACCTACATACATTGCAGGAAGTTTATACATTTCTGATTTAGCATCTACACCAGCAGCTTCTGCTGCTTCTTTCAAACCTTTTTCATCTTTAACTTCTCTTAAATATTCAAAAGCAATACTATTCAATGTGTATGATAATCTATTTTCATCAATTAATGATGACATCAACATTGTATCTACAATAAAACCATTTATTTTTATGTTATAAGCTCTCAACCAACATACATCGTACATTGCATTGTGAAAAATTTTAACTGCATCTGTTGCACAAACTTCTTTTACATAATCTAATACTATTCTCTTATCTAGATTACCTTCTCTATGTCCTATTGGATAATAACCTGACCAACCATCAACTGCGATTGCAATACCAATAATTTCTCCTTCACCTATAACTGCACCAGATCCTCTTGATTTTAAATTTGGATCTCTAGTTTCTAAGTCGATTGCAATATATTTTGCTTGACTTAAATCAGGGAAAGTTTCTGGACATGTCCATTCTGTTTGTGCTTGAAAAATCATATTAATCTACTCCAAAAAAAATAAGTTACTAATGTATAAAAACACAAATCATGTACAGCTACTGGATTCACTTCTTTTTACCTATGTCTTTCATCTTTTTTATTTCTAATTCACAATAATGAATTATTTTTTCTAAGTCTTGTATACCATTTTTATTCATATATCTACACACGTACTTAATAACATTTCCTTGAAAGAAAGAGAGATCATTCTTTGATATAAATTCATACGGTTGAATGTGAAAGTCTTTGTAATGACTCCCGCCTATCTGCTTATCTTGTGGAAATGCTTCATCAAACATGCCTTTATTTGTCATATTATTTCTTCTCCTATGTTATATTGATATTCATAACCTTGATTCATTATGAATAAATTTTCTTTTGCTCTTGTCACACCAACAAAAAATAATCTATGTTCGGTGTCTTTATTTATTTGCGCTGCTTCATAAATAATTCTTTCTAAATCTGTAAATAGAATTACATTTTCTGCTTCTTCCCCTTTAACAGAATGTATAGTTGATAATTTTATTCTTGCCGGTTTACTTAGATCCTCGCCGCTCGCCACTAGGTCCTTGATGTATTCAATCTGGTAATCTTTTAATCTTAATGCTTTCCAATCCCCATGAGCAATGAGTCCATGTTCTAGTCTCAACTCATCCATGTCCACTGAGTCTACATTTACTAGGGACTTGCCTCCAGAGAAACCATACTTTACATCGCCTTGATCGTATTTTAGATATTCATAAATATTTCTAGCCTCATCTCCAGAGATATTTGCACCTTTATTTAAACGGTCCCAATCATTGATTGCTTTTATCACTTCTAATGGAAGTAAATCATTGAACTTACAATCAAATCTATAACCAGTAACTTGAAGTAAAGGCACTAACTTTTTCATTTGATCATTCGTTCGAGTTAAAATCATCCATTGACCTTTACTAAAATCAATATCTTCTAGTTCTAAATCTTCTATAACTTTACCGGGAGCTTCTCTAGGTAACCATTCTTTTACTCTTCTTTCATCAATGTTATCTAATATAGATAGTGCAACTTTATGCACGGCATGTGGTACCCTTCTTGATTGTGTTTGATGATCGGGTGTTCCTTCTAAGTTAATAAATATCTTAGGGTCTGCCCCTTGAAACGCATAGATAGCCTGATCGTCATCCCCTGCAACGTAAGATCTCTTACAACAGGATTCAATGTAAAAAAACATTTCCCATTGCAGAGGATTCAGATCTTGGGCTTCATCGAGAAAAACAGCGTCGAGGGAGGGACATAGTTTTTTCTCAACAAACTTGGAAATCATGTCTGAAAATTCATACATGTTATAATCTCTTTTATAATCAATAATGTCTTGATTGATTTGTTCTAGTAAAGGTTCACTAATATAATCTATTAAATCAAGTTCTATTGCTGCATCTTGTAAATTCATTTTTGTGCAACGAGAGTATTCTATAATTTTCATGTATTGATTTTTATATTCATTAAAACCATTTGCATGTTGTACTGTTTCAAAATGCATATCAGTATGACCATATTTATTTTTAAATGCATTCCAGTTTTTATCTTTTAGTAACTGTGATGAAGTATCTATACCTAACATTTTAGTTCCCATTGAGTGCATGGTACAAATCCATTCAAATTCAAATGTTGGATATTCTTTTTGTATTCTTTCTCTTGCTTCATTTGCTGCTGCATTACTAAAAGTAATGTAACAAATTTTTTTAGAATTTGTTTTATTAACAATCAATTCATTTTGTAAATGTTTATGAATTAACGTATGGGTCTTCCCCGTTCCTGGTGGTCCTGCTATTACTGTTCTCATTCAAAAGGTGCGGGTTGTTTTTCTAATTTTCTTGGTATATACTTTTCGACTTCAATTTTCTCTACCGTCCAAAGTTTTACACTCTTCTCTTGATCATTAACGACTATCTTTTTAACATCTTGTTTTGCGTTAAATAAATGTTCTAACAATCTTATTGTTTTATTTTTTGGATAGTTTCTTTCTGGCCAAGTCTTTTGTTTTACAATGTAACCCCAAAAGTCTTTAAATTTAAAATAACTAATTCCATTTTCTGTATAAGGTTTTCTTTTTAAAACATCTTCTAAAGCTTTACCATCACGACTAATGAATCCAGTTAGTAATTCTTTTAACTGTACATCTATTTTAGTATCATCAGGAGCTTCTAATGTAGCCATGTTTTTCATTAAAGATGCTAGTTGTTTTCTCCATACTAATTTAGCAACTGGAATTAATGGTGTTCCAAGTTCAGTCATACATGCAATACTAAACTTTTCATGATCGTGTAATGTTGGTGCATCTACTTCAATAGTATCTTCATCTATATCTACAAAAAATATAGGTGGATCTGATTCATATTTTCTAATTGATGTAATTGCAGGCATTCTAACATCACCGCCTTTTCCATATTGTTTTGTATAACAGAGTCTTTCATCACAAAAATTACAAATAGGTTTGTCTTTACATCTATAATCGTAATCTTTTTTATCTAATTGTTTTATAATCCTTTGTATGTCTGTAGATTTTAAAGGTGGTTTAATATATTTTTCTGTATTGTAATCTTCTAATTTATCTTCCCAACCTATTGGATTAGATTTTTTTACATACACTCCAATATTAAATAAACCATTATCACGACCAGATGCTGCAACATCACCATTACCTTCTACGATAGGACCATTTTTAATTATAGTGTTTAAACATGGTGGACCATCAGGGAAATCTTCTTTAGCTTTTTCTTGTTTTTTATTTACTAATAAATTTTCTAATTGAAGGTCTTCTAACGCAATTAAGTCATATGCTTTTATAAATTTTTCTATGGTCAAAGAATTACCACTGTCATCAATTGCATACTTAACTGTTCGATCTCCACCATGATATGGCATGTTTAAGAAACTACCTACATCACCTCTATCTGCCATGATCTTAGATTGTTTAGGAAATATTTCTGCTTTAGCATAACCTAAAGCAGATGCCATTAGTTGTAATTTTTGTCTCATCAAAGATGCAGCAACAAATTGTTTTACAAAACAATAGACATGTGCACCACCTGATTTAGATCTAAATACTA